CAAAGCGCAGTCGGTGCCGAACTTGGGGCTATTTCTACCACCAGGACTTGGCAAAACAGCAACAACCCTGACAATCATAGCGGAACAGTTCGAGGGCAAGACATTGATCATAGCACCGAAGAGGGTAGCCGAAACAGTATGGGATGCGGAGATCAAAAAATGGGAACATCTGAAACACCTAAAAGTTGTAAAGGTGCTGGGCAGTCCTGCGCAGCGGGAGGCTGCACTGGCCGCGGATGCTAATGTATATCTTATAAATCTTGAAAACGTAGCATGGCTTTGTGAAGCGCAAAATAAGTTAGTGTTCACTAACTTAATAGTTGACGAATCAAGCCGATTTAAGGACCCAAGCACCAAGCGTTTTAAGGCCCTTAAAAAGCATTTAAAGGGCTTTCAGAGGCGTTTAATCCTGACGGGTACACCTACCCCTCAGGGCATCGGAGATCTCTGGTCACAGGTGGGTATATTGGACCTTGGCGAACGTCTGGAAACTAGCCTAACCAGGTTCAGAGATAAGTATATGGAGCCAGACCAGATTAATCGCCACACCCGCGTGGTGTACAGCTGGAAACCTAAGCTCGGCGCTGACCTACAGATCCAAGAAATCATCTCTGATATCTGCTACTCACTCAAGGCTGAGGATTATCTCGAGCTGCCGCCACTAACCACACTGCATCATCCAATTGAAATTGATAAGAATGTAAAGGCTAAATATGATCAACTTAGAAAAGACATGGTCGCTGAGATCGGTAAAGGGAAAATCACAGCTCCGACAGCAGCGGCGCTGGCGGGCAAGTTACTCCAATTCACCAGCGGCGCAATTTATGCAGAAGATGGAGAAGCGCAGGAAGTACACCGCGCTAAACTGGAACGCCTTGAGTCGATCATGGAAGAGTCTTCCTCGCCAACACTGGTGTTCTACCACTTCAAGCACAGCCTCCAACGATTACGTCTTCAGTTCCCAGAAGCGGTGGTGCTGGACGATGACAACATTGCAGCGTGGCGTCGCGGCGAGATTCGTATGCTCCTTGCCCATCCCCAATCTGGGGGAATCGGCCTCAATCTACAGTGCAACGTTGGTGACACTGCACAAACGGTGTGGTTCGACCTCCCGTGGTCTTCGGAAAACTACATCCAAGCCAACGCGCGGATCTACCGCCAAGGGCAAGAAAAGCCAGTTATTATACACCATCTAGTAATGTCTAATAGCATCGACGAGCACGTCGTCAAAGTTTTAGAGGGCAAAATAAATTTGCAAGATGCCCTGCTAGAGTCCTTAAATTTTGCATTAGTATAGCCATGAGAACAAAAACCAAATACAAAGTCAACGCTGTGGCCCCACGCCTATCTGACGAAGACCCAGACCCAATCGAACAGGATGACGCAGAAGGTATGTCGAACCAAATTATTGAAGGTTGGTTGCCATGGGACCCGGAAGATATAGATGACATTAGACATCTAATAAATGAATGTATGCCTGTCAAGCAGCGGTTTGTATTAACAAGTTTTTTAGATGGTTTGTCTTATACAGAAGTAGGTTTATCGGAAAAACATTGGCGCTATCATTTTGCAAAAGGCGTAGAGTTTATTAAAAAGGAATTAAAACTATGAGTCATTTTGTAATTGAACGCATATACAAAGGTTATCCAATCATTGAAACACTGACCGGTGTTGAAGATATTGATACAAGTCAGTATCCCGACATTGAAACTTTATGGGTATGCGAAACAGCAGAAGAAGTAAAGGCAGTAGAAAGCGAATTAAGGAGAAAACATGAGCGACGTAGTCAACAATCCTAAACACTATACCAGTCATCCATCTGGCGTTGACTGCATTCAAATTACTGAACACATGGGTTTTAACCTAGGTAACGCAATTAAATATATCTGGCGCGCTGATCTTAAAGATGACGCGATTGAAGATTTGCGCAAAGCAGAGTGGTACATTCGCAGAGAAATTGAAAAGCGAACACCGCCCATGGTAACAAGAATTAAAGAGGAGTGCGGCAGATGAAAAAGTACACAGCTTGGGATATGGAAGATGCCATCTATAAAGTATGGCAAACATCTGATGACCTTGAATCATTTTATAAATATCATGGTGACGCAGAAAAACCAATGACTGAAGATGAAGTGGCTAACACTTTGCTTGGTATCAAGATGATGCACGAAATGCGTTGTTGGCAGTTGATGGATATGCACGCCAGAGTGTTTGAATTAAATCAGTATTGCACCGACCCAGTAAAACTCGCAGAAAGAGAAAGAGTGCTTGGGCCAATCAAGAAGAAAGGTAAAAAGAATGAATGATAAAACTGATGTATTAGATGACATGAGCATTAAGATCGAACTGACTGTTCGGGGCTTTAATGTGTTGATGGCCATCTTAGATTTACCACAACAAGCACCAACCACAATGAAGGCAGAGATGATGAACATCTTGCACTCACAAGTTAGCCCACAAATTGAGCAAGCCAAAAAAGGTTTAGAGGCAGCATTAAAAGCAAGTGAGGAAGCAGCCAATGGATAATTTTATGCGCCAGTTTTTACGGCATCGTAAATTTAGCAACGATATTGCTAAAGCCGTAGAAGAAAAAACTAAAAAGTCTAGTGAAGAAGAGGAAATGGTTCACCGCTTAAAAGCAGAAGCCATGACCAAAGTTATCGTCAATGAGATGATGCCAACGTTTAGAAAAATGATGGAAATGCAACAAAATGACAAACCACCATCTAAACCTAAGAAAACCATCATCCTGCCAGACTAGGGCGGATTGAGTGCTTTATTTGCATTAGTAAATATAGGACTCGCTGTGAAGCGCTCCTGCGGGCGTAAAGAAGCCTTGCATTTGCCCAAAGACGTTTGGGATGACGGCTGGGAAAGACCAGCACCCACACACATACACATAGGAGAAATACATGAACCCATACGAATTACGCTTTTCCGTTTTTAACGCAGCTAAAGATTTTTTAGAGACCCAGTACAATGCCAACATGGCAGCTTGGGAATTGCTCAACAAGACTTCTAAAGAAACACTAGAGCTAGCACCTAAATTTCCCACAATGGACGATGTTATTAATAAAGCCATTGAAATCAATAAGTTTGTCAGCGATGCCCAACGTGAAGAAGTTTTAAAACTCAAACGTTCTGGCGTTAGCGTTATATTTTAAAGGTACACCATGGCCACCAAACCCGGACTCTACGCAAACATTCACGCAAAACAAGAACGCATTAAACGCGGTTCCGGTGAACACATGCGCAAACCGGGTTCGGCTGGTGCGCCAACCAAACAAGCATTTGTTGAGTCCGCCAAAACAGCTAAAAAAGCTAGCGGCGGCTCAGTAAAACACGACAAACCAATTGCCAAAACAACTAAAGGCGAAGGCCGTCATTATTTAAGCACCAAAGAAGGTGCTGGCATGACAGCAGCTGGCCGCAAGGCTTACAACGCCAAAAACGGCAGTCATCTAAAAGCCCCTCAACCAGAAGGTGGCCCTCGTAAAAAATCATTCTGCGCTCGCATGTCTGGTGTACCCGGCCCTATGAAGGACGAGAACGGTAAACCAACACGCAAAGCAGCAGCACTAAAAAGGTGGAAATGTGGTAGCTAAAAAATTTAAATTTACAGATACGCACGCCAAGATTATTTTAGAACTTGGCAAACAGGGCGCATCGCAAAAAGCTATGTATGCTGCTTTAAATATCAGCAAATCTACAGCAATTAAACTTAAAAAAGAAGATCCTAAGTTTGCAGAAGCTATGGACTTGGCTACAACTTATGGTCAAGCATACTGGGAAAACATGATGTTAGCCAATATTGACAACCGTGGGTTTAATTCCCGCGTTGCCGAAATTGCCCTTCGTGGACAGTATCCAGAGGACTACAAAGACAGTCGTGAAATTAAAGCCGAAATAAAACAAGAAGTTGTGGTCGACTTTAATAAAGAGATAGCTGATCTAATTTCCTCCCTAAAATAAAATATTTCACATTGTGGTACAAAAAGGGCCTTGTCAGGCCCTATTTTTTGCATTAGTATATGTAAGACGAACATTTACTAAAAAGGCTAAAAATGACCGCACACGCGCTGCTCTCAGCATCAGGATCAAAACGCTGGCTAACCTGCACACCATCTGCCAGACTAGAAGCAACCCTCCCCGAACAAAAACGAGCTCCAGGTTCTTTTGACTTCTCACAAGAAGGAACTATGGCTCACGCTTTGGCAGAAGTTAAATTGCGCCATTACTACGGTCAAATAGGAATTGAAGAATATGAAAAAGAATAC